AAAGAAATTATCTATCCTCGACAAAACGTTCCAACTGGCGTTGCTCCTGCATCGCCGGACAGCGGAATTCAATCGCAAATACAAATTCACTATCGGCGACCGCATCGACGTTGTGGCAGAGGAAGCGCAGGAAATGATACTGCGGGCGAATCATCAAACCGACCCGAAACGGGCCGCACAAATCATCTACGATTTCGTCCTGCGTATTGACACCCTGTCGCTAAAACTGCGGATGGCCGTTGCGCTGGGTCTGATGAGTGACGACGCAAAAGCACAATGCGATATGCTTATCGCAAAGATTAAAGACGAGGCGAGGGGTTGGCGAAACTATTTTCTGCGTGGCGAGGGTGTCGTCGGCAAGAGCAACGGGCCGTCGGCAGAGAGCCTATAATTATTATTTTGAAAAGGGTTTGCATACTATCATTCATAGTTATACCGACAATGCAAAAAACTGGCGAGTACAATTCCAACAACGCGTTCATCTACAACGGCAACACGGGCAACGTGAACAACAACAACAAGTATAACACGAACGCCGTGCGTCCGGTTTCCGAATTTCAAGGTAATGTAGACCCTTTCGCCTCGTTCTATAAATCAATGCGGGCGGCATATCGCCTATGCTTAAAAAACAAAGCGCATACCGCTAACGCGATACGCTTTTGGCTTGATGAAGAAAGCGAGCTTGTCGCGCTCGCCCGCGAGGTGTTCAACTGCGAATATGTCCCGCGGCAATCCATCGCATTTATCGTTACGAAACCATGCCTGCGCGAAGTGGTAGCCGCCGATTTCCGCGACCGAATCGTGCAGCACTATATCGTCATGCGCCTCGAAGCTCTTTTCGAGGAATGCGGAACACTCGACGATAACATGTTCAGTTGCCGCGTCGGGAAAGGCAACCTTGCGGCCATACAGGCCCTACAACAGCAGATATTCCACCAGTCGAAAGGTTATGCCACCGACTGTTATGTGGCAAAATTCGACCTGCAATCATTCTTTATGAGCATCGACAAACGCCGTCTTTACGACGAGTTGGTCGCATTGGTCGCCAAGCGCTACGAGGGATGGGATAAGGATACGCTGTTGTATCTTATCCGCGTCGTTACGCTGCATAATCCGCAGGACAACGCCGTGCGGAAAACTCCACTTTGCGATTGGGCTGACCTGCCGCGCTCGAAGAGCCTCTACAATGTCGATTGGTTCCTCGGTTTAGCCATCGGGAACCTCACGTCGCAATCCGACGCGAATTTCTACAACGCACCCGCGATGCGGTGGATGCGCTCCGTTGGCCTCGCTCCTGTGAACTACGTCGATGATTTCGCATTCGTCGTCCGGGATAAGGCATCGTTTCTTACGGCCATGCCTTATATTCGAAACTATTTCGCCGCAGAACGGGGACTGACGATGCACCCGCGGAAATTCTACCTGCAACACTACTCGAAAGGCATCAAGTTTTTAGGTGCGGTTATCAAATACAACCGCGTCTACACGAACAACCAAACCGTCGCACGGTGTTTCGGAAAGATTCACTACTACAACGAAGCGTGCCGACACAGTAGCCGCCGCAAGGCCCGGCATGTCGAGAAGCTGGCGACAATCCTAAACTCCTATTTGGGGTTGATGCGGCATTTCGATACGTTCAACATTCGTAAACGCATCGCCGCAGAGGTCGGAACCGTATGGTGCGACTATATCCGTTTCGACGACGACATCACGACAGCAACGGTCGTCAAACATTTCCGGCAACGGGAAATCTGCAAATACAACGTCCGCAAACAACGCAGACGCGATTTATTCACACTCAAAAACTTACTCAACGATGGAAACACAGCAGCAAATTAACGAATTACAGTCGCGCCAGTTGGAACTGCGCGCGATCATGGCATCGTCGGACGAACGGGCCGCGAAATGCTTCAAAAACGGAACGTCGTTTCGTGAAACATACCCCGACGATTTCGCCCGATACGAGGCCGCAAGCGCCGAATACAACCGAAACGAACAGACGCTGGCCAAACTCGAAGCGACGCGAGAAGCGGAACGAGCCGAGGAAGAGCAGGCGCATAATATCGACGCCGTATGAACCTATTGACCGAACAATCGACAATGGCCGAAACCATCGTGCAAAACTCGACGACAGCAATATTGACGTCGATTTTCTATCAAGCTCTTGCGGATTCGATCATTTGGTTGGTCGTTGCGGCTGTGGTTATCGTCTGCGATCTCTTTTTCGGCTGCGAAGCGGCCCGAAAAAGGGGTGAGCGTGTGCGCATTTCGCGGGCGGTTCGCCGCACAGTCAACAAAATGTGCGAATACCTGTGCTGGGTCATGCTCGGCATTACTATTTCGATAGGATTTGCCGCCGACTGGCTGAAATACCTGATTTTCGCCATCATTTACGGTAATGAACTATCGTCGTGCTTGTCTAACTATTTTGCAGCAAAAGGCAAGCGGATAACATTTAACGTCTTTTCGTTGCTGGGGCGACGGCTCGGTATCGACGAACTCGAACAATGCCACATCGAGGAAGATGACCGGAATAATAAAAACACAGCCAACAAAGACGATAGCATAACTTATTAAAACCACGGCAATTATGGCAGATGCGCAAAAACTCGTTCCGTTCATCCTATCGTGGGAAGGCGGATATGTGAACGACCCCGACGATGTGGGCGGAGCAACCAACAAAGGAATAACGATTGCAACGTGGCGGCTGCACGGATGCGATAACGACGGCGACGGCGACATTGATGCCGACGACCTGCGAATCATAACGAACGAGCAATGGATGGAGATTTTCAAATGTCAGTATTGGGATAGGTGGAAGGCCGACGAGATCGAAAATCAGTCCATCGCAAATATCGTTGTCGATTGGGTGTGGGCGTCGGGCGTCCACGGCATCAAACAGGTACAAAAAATCCTCGGCGTCGAGGTCGATGGCATCGTCGGCCGCAAAACACTCGCCGCACTTAACAGCCGCCCCGCAGACCCGCTGTTCCATCAGATACAAGCGGCACGCATCGCGTTCGTCGAAAATATCGTCCGACGAAAGCCATCCCAACGGAAATTCCTGCGGGGATGGAAGAATCGCATTTTAGCAATTAAATTCGAACCATGAAACGTGTAATCCTTTTACTTGCGATTGGCTGCTTGTGTTGCGCGTGTGCATCCAC